CTGTCGGTGCGGTCGCCCGCAGAAGCCATCAAAGCGCTTTGTGTTCAGATTCCCGGCTTCGAGCGGTTTCTCAACAACGCAAAAGCGCAGGGCATCGAGTTCGCCATTTTTCGCGGCAGCAGAAACCTGCAAGAACAGGAGCTGTGTTTCAGTGGCTCGGGCGATATTCGGATCGCTCCTATCATCACTGGGAGTAAACGCGCAGGGCTGCTGCAGACGGTTATCGGGGTCGTGATCGTGGCGTTGGCCTGGTGGAACCCTCTAGGGTGGTCGACGGCCACCGCGCTCGCCGTTGGTATGAGTGGCGGGTCCATGGCGCTTGGCGGTGTCGTTCAGATGCTCAGCCCTCAAGCCAAAGGGCTATCCATGAGCGGCCCCCCCGAAAACCTGCCGTCCTACGCCTTCGGCTCCGCCCGCAACACCACCGCCAGCGGCAACCCCGTCCCCATCTGCATCGGCGAGCGCCGCTGGGGCGGGTCGATCATTTCGGCGTCCATCGAGGCGCAAGACAAGGCCTGACGGCCCATCAGCACACGTAACCGCCTCCGGGCGGTTTTTTTATGTTCGGAGGAAAACATGGGTGTGATCAATCACCTGGACATCACCGGTGCCAAAGGCGGCGAAAGCAAGCCCAAGGCTCCGGTCGAGGCACCCGACAGCCTGCAATCGACCAACATCGCCAAGATCCTGCTGGCCGTGGGCGAGGGCGAGTTCGACGGCGTGCCGACCGACCGCGACATCTACCTCGACAACACGCCGATCACCGACGCCAACGGTAACGTCAACTTTCCGGGCGTGAAGTGGGAGTGGCGCCGCGGCAGCGTCGAGCAGGACTACATCCAGGGCATCCCCGCCGTGGAGAGCGAAACCTCGGTCGGCGTCGAGCTGCGCAGCGACGCCCCCTTCACCCGCGCCTTGAACGACCCCCAGCTCTCGGCGGTGCGCGTCCGTTTGGCCTGGCCGCGCCTGCTCAGGCAGGACGCCAGCGGCAACACCAACGGCTACCGCATCGAGTACGCCATCGACATCGCCAGCGACGGCGGCGCCTATGTCGAAGCCCACCGCGGCGCGGTGGAAGGCAAGACCAGCAACGGTTATCAGCGCTCGGTGCGGGTCAACCTGCCCAAGGCCACCTCGGGCTGGATGCTGCGCGTGCGGCGCCTGACCGCCAATGCCAACACCGGCACCATCGCCGACACCATGAGCGTGGCCGGCTACACCGAAATCATCGACCAGAAGCTGCGCTACCCCAACACCGCCTTGCTCTATGTGGAGTTCGACGCCCAGCAGTTCCAGAACATCCCGGCCGTGTCGGTCAGGTGCAAGGCCAAGCGCTGGCCGGTGCCGAGCAATTACGACCCGCTGACCCGCACCTACGACGGCGTCTGGGACGGCACCTTCAAGCAGGCCTGGACCAACAACCCGGCACTGGTCACCTATGGCCTGTGCGTCGAGGACCGCTTCGGCCTGGGCAAGCGCATCAAGCCGTGGATGGTCGACAAATGGGAGATGTACCGCATCGCCCAGTACTGCGACCAACCGGTACCCGATGGCATCGGCGGGCAGGAACCGCGTTTTCTCTGCGACATCAACCTGCAAGGCCGCGCCGATGCCTGGACCTTGCTGCGCGACCTCTCGGCCATCTACCGGGGCATGGTCTATTGGGCCCACGGTGCGTTGTTCATGCAGGCCGACATGCCCCGTGCGCAGGATGTGGACTACGTGTTCACCCGCGCCAACGTCATCGACGGCGACTTCGTCTATGGCGGCGCCGAGCGCAGCAGCCACTACAGCCGCGCGCTCGTCAGCTACGACAACCCGGCCAACAACTACGACACCGATGTGATTCCGGTCACGGACCTTGCCTTGCAGCGCCGCTACCGCGACCGCCCCATCGAAATCTCGGCCATCGGCTGCACCCGCGCCTCCGAAGCCCAGCGCCGCGGCAAGTGGGCGCTGTTGAGCAACCACCAGGACCGCACCGTCACCTTCAAGACCGGCATGGAAGGCCGCATCCCCTTGCCGGGCTACGTGATTCCCGTGGCCGACGAACTGGTGGCGGGGCGCCCCAACGGCGGCCGGATCGTGGCGGCCGCCGGTCGCACGATCACCCTGGACCGCGACACCGAAATCCAGGCCGGCGACCGACTGATCGTCAACCTGCCCAACGGCACCGCCCAAGCGCGCACGGTGCAAGCGGTGCAAGGCCGCGAGGTGACCGTCACCACCGCCTACGACGTGACCCCCGAGCCACAGCTGCAATGGGCGATCGACCATCAGGACCTGGCCATCCAGCTGTTCCGCGTGCTCAAGACCTCGCGTACCCAGGAAGGGCATTACGAGATCACCGCGCTGGAGTTCAACCCAAGCAAGTTCGCCGCCATCGACACCGGCGCCAAGCTCGACGAACGCCCGATCAGCGTCATTCCGGTGACCACCGTGCAGGCGCCAGCGAATGTGGCGTTGTCGTCCTCGCACATGGTCGACCAGGGCATTGCCGTCAACACCATGACCATCGCCTGGGACGCCGTGCAGGGCGCAGTGGGGTACGACGTCGAGTGGCGCAAGGACAACGGCAACTGGGTCAGGCTGCAACGCACCGGCACGACCTCCGTGGACGTCATCGGCATCTATGCCGGCGCCTACCTGGCGCGCGTGCGTGCCGTGAGTGCGTTCGACGCTTCGTCCGTCTGGAAAAGCTCCGCGCTGACCCAACTCAACGGCAAGGCAGGTAATCCTCCGGCGATCACCAGCCTGACCACCGAAAGCCTGCTGTTCGGCATCGGCTTGAAATGGACGTTCCCGGCCGGCGCTGAGGATACCCAGCGCACCGAGCTGTGGTACGGCGAGGGCACGGACCTGACCAAGGCCACGAAGCTGGCCGATCTGGCGTACCCGCAAGACAAGCACACCTTGCAGGGCTTGCGCGCTGGGCAGCGGTTCTACTTCTGGGCACGCCTGGTCGACCGTTCCGGCAACCTCGGACCGTGGTATCCGGTGGACGCTACGCTGGTCAGTGGCCAGGCCAGCGCCGATGCCGGCCCAATCCTGGAGCAGATCGCCCAACAGATCGGCGAGAGCGAGCTGGGCAAGGAGCTCACCAGCAAGATCGAGAAGATCGCGCTCATCGATGGCAACGGCCCAGGGTCGGTCAACGAGCGGGTCGGTAGCGCCAAGACCGAGCTGGCCAAGCAGATCGGCGACGTGAACAACGCGCTGTCGGGCGTCAAGAGTACGCTCGATGGACAGCTTTCCACCGTCAGCAAGAGCGTGACCGACGCCAAGACCGACCTGCAACAGCAGATCGCCAATGTTTCGACCCTGGCCGGTTCGCTGCCGTACCGCAAGGACAAGGCCTACAGCATCAACCAGAACGCCTTGGGTGCCGACGGCAAGCTGTACCAGGCCACCAAGGCCGTGCCGCTGAACACGCCGCCGCCGAATGTCGATTACTGGACCGATGTAGGTCAGGCCGTCGTCACTGCCGCCGGTACCGCTGCGCGCGTCTCGAAGCTGGAAACCGACGTCTCGACCCTGGACGGCAAGACCACGGCGCAGGCCTCGCAGCTTAGCGGCCTGCAAACGAGCCTGACCGCTACCAATGGCAACGTCACGGCGGCGCAAACCGCTGCCGATGCAGCCAACGCCTTGGCGGGTGGGAAGGGCAAGGTGCTCATCCAGGCGGCAGCGCCGGCCGCTGCCGATCGATTGGCGCAGAATCTGTGGATCGATACCACTGGCAACGCCAATACACCCAAGCGTTGGACTGGTAGCGCCTGGGCGGCGGTGACCGACAAGGCGGCCACGGATGCTGCCGCGGCGGCGGCTGGCGCTTTGGCTCTGGCGCAGACCAAGGCCGATGCTTCGGTGGTCAGTAGCCTGACCACCCGTGTCAGCGATGCCGAGGGCAAGCTCACGTCGCAAGCCACTCAGCTGGACGGGATGCAGGCCAGCATTGACGGCAAGGCCAGCTCACAGGCGCTGCAACAGGTCACCAGCCGGGTGACGGCGACCGAGCAGAAGGACGCCGCGCAGGATCAGCAGCTGACTTCGCAGAGTCAGGCGCTGACTTCGCTGACCGACAATGTGAGCAAGAAGGCCGACGCCTCGGCGGTGCAGTCGCTGGGCAACCGGGTTAACGACGCCGAGGGCATCCTGACCAGCCAGGGCAGCGATATCACCCAACTGAAAAACAGCGTAGGCGCTTTCCAGCCATTCGTGGCGGGCAAGGCTTGGGAGTTCACTGGCGCCACCCGAGGATGGGTAGCCACAGCCTCCGGCTCTACCTTCACCCCTGGACCGTTGTTCGCGACCATGGGCAAGTCGCAGAGCCTACAGTGCAGCTTCACGCCCGTGCTGCCAGGTGCGGAGAACCCGTATTTGCGTATCCGCCTGCGCCGTCGCAATACCACGCGCACGGCGGCCCGGATGTACTGGGCCAACGAGGAAGGCGGTTTGGCGGAAGCTCGGCGTTTGGACTGGGTGATCAGCGTCGTCACCACCGACTGGCAGGACATCGAGCTTGATCTGTCTGGCCATGCCGGGTGGAACGGCAAGAACATGTACGCCATCCGCTTGGACATGATGAACGCCAGTGATACCAGCGGTGAGATCGATATTGCGTATATCGCTGTGGGCAGGCGCTCGGCGGCCGCTTCGGCAGAGGCTGTTTCCAGCCTGAGCAACACCGTTACCGAGTCAGAAGGAAAGCTGTCTGCCCAGGGCCAGTCGATCATCAGCCTGCAGGGCGGCCTCACCGCCACCAACGGCAATGTCACCGCTGCACAGCAGGCTGCGCAGGCGGCTGCGACGGCGGCCGGCGCGAAGGGGGAGGTCGTCTATGGGTCTGCCGCGCCTGCGGCTGACAAGCGTCTGGCGCAAAACCTCTGGATCGACACCACGGGCAACGTCAACACGCCGAAGCGCTGGAATGGATCGGCATGGGTGGCGGTGACCGACAAGGTAGCCACCGATGCAGCGGCAGCAGCTGCCAGCGCGCTGAGCAAGGTTGAGACTAAAGCCGATGCTTCGACGGTCCAAATGCTGGGCAACAAGGTGGAGCAGCAAGGGGCGGCAATCACGGCCGCCGGTGAGGCCATTACTGGCATCAACACGTCGTTGACCCAGGTAGGCGGGGAGAACCTGCTGTACAACCCATCGTTCGAGCAGAAGCAGCCGGCGGCCTTGGTCGCCGATGGCTTCGGCGTAGGTGTTCCGTCCGACATGACGGCCACGCCATCCCTGGTGCCCTCGAGGCTGGACCCGAACGGCACGGCGCAGAGGGTCGACTTTTCGGCACCGAATGGTTCGGCCTACGTAGACATGAACCCCGTGGTCGCGCGTCGGCCGAGCCTGGTGCAGGGCCAGCGCGTGCAGCTCTCGGCCTACTGCCGAGCGACTGCCGGAACGGCCATTCGTCTCTACATGCAGCCTCTCGACGACAAAGGCCAGGTACTGGAAACCCATGGCGGTAACGTATTCACCGCCAATGGCAACTGGCAGCGCGTCTCTATCGAGATCGCGTCGGCCCCGGCCAATTGCGCCAAGGTGCACTGCATCTTCCGCGCAGCAGGCGCAGGCGGAAATCAGAAAGGGTTTGTGGAGTGGGACCGCGTGCAGCTAGAACTGGGCAACGCGGTTACGGGCTGGCGCGACAACGGCCAAGCTGCGGCTGGCAATATCGCAATCAACGCCGCCGCCACCACCGCGCTGACTGGCAGGGTTGAGACGACCGAAGCTGGCCTCACCAGTGCATCCGGGCAAATCACGCAGCTGGATAACTCGCTCGGTGACACGGGTGGTGAAAACCTACTGTACAACCCAGGCATGACGAAATATGCGTCAGTGAGCGGACCGGCCGACGGCTGGGAAGTGGAGGGTCCGGCGACGTCTACCGAAAGCCTTGTGCAGTCCTGGCTTAATGCAGGCGAAAAAGCCCACCGCATGACTGTGACGGCTGGAATGACGACGTCCTCGGGCTACAAGTCACTCCGCCCGACAGCCACCGGTGATACCCGCAGGCCGAAGGTCGGGCCGAGTCAGACGTTGACGGCTTCGATCTACATCCGGGGGACCAGCGGGTTTTCGATTCGGATATTCATGCAATGGGTTGACGGGTCAGGGACCGTGATCAATGCACCAGCCTCGCCCTTGGTGCCGATTGGGCCAGACAGCCAGCGGATTCAGTTCGCCGCTGTCTCACCGTCGAATGCGGCCGGCTGCAACTTGTACTACCGCGTCTACAGCACCACGGGCGCGGTCACGGCCGGCTATGCAGAGCTTGCTCGACCTCAGTACGAGGTTGGGGCCAAGGCTACGGGCTGGAGGGACAGTGCGCAGGTCAACACCAACGCCATCGGCGCCATGTCTACTGCCGTCGACGGCCTGACCTCGAGCGTCAGCCAGCAGGGCAAGGACATCACCTCGGTGTCGAGCAGAACGACCAGCCTGGAGAACAGCGTCAACAACGGCTCGACTGGCCTGGCGAGCAAGGCATCTGCCGCTGCCTTGAACTCTGTCGCCAACCGCGTTGCGGCCACCGAGAGCGGGCTGACGGCGCAGTCCAGCAGTATCACCAACTTGGAGGCGAAGATAGGTAACGCCCAGCCATTCGTGGCCGGGCAGACGTGGGAATTCGCGAACTCAACCCAAGGATGGAAAGCCAATACCGATGGCGCGACCATCACGGCAGGGCCGCAGTTCGTGACTATCTCGAAGTTCACCACCTTCCAAGTCAACAACACCTTCCCAGTGATCGAAGGTGCCGAAAACCCCCTGATCAGGATCAGGCTGCGCCGACGTAACACGGGCCGTGCTCGCGCAGCGATGTACTGGGCCAACGAGGACGGTGGGCTTGCCGAATCTCGTAGGTTCGACTGGTCTATCAACACCTCGAACGGTGACTGGCAGGACATTGAGTTCGATCTCTCCGGGCATGCCGGCTGGAACGGCAAGAAGATCTGGGCGATCCGTCTGGACATGTACAACTCGGGCGATGCCAACGGCGAGGTGGACATCGCCTACATCGCGGCTGGCCGGAGATCGGTTGCAGCGTCGGGCAGGGCGTTCGACTCGCTGAGCGTCAACGTCACCCAGCAAAGTGAAAAGCTGGCGGCGGAGACACAGCGGATCAATGGGCTGCTGACATCGGTGGGCAACGCCAATGCGGCAATTCAGGACGAAGCGACGACTCGCACCAGTGCCGACTCGGCGCTGAGCACAAGAATCAATGCTGCCCAGGCGAAAGCCAACGATGCGGCAGCGGCGGTCCAAAGCGAGGTCACAGCGCGCGCAAACGCTGATGCAGCGCTCGGCAGACGTGTTGATGGCGTTCAAAGCAGCTTGGGCAGCACCAACGCCGCAGTGGACAGAACCTCCACGGCTCTGACCTATTTGAACAACGTAGCGAGCGCCTCGGAGGTGGTTCGAGTACAGATCACCGCCAACGGTATTCGGCACGTCGGCGGCTTCGGTATCGGCATTGAGAACAACGACGGCGCAGTTCAGTCAACGTTTGCAATTTTGGCAAACCGGTTCGCGATACTCAGCCCATCAGGCGACAGCGTCTCATCACCCTTCGCAGTACAAGGCAGCCAAACGTTCATTAGTGACGCCTACATCCGCGACGCTAGCATAGGCACCGCTAAAATCGCACAGGGCGCGATCGCCAACGCGCAGATCCAAGACGCGGCCATCACCAACTCCAAGATCGGCGATTTGCAGGTGGACACACTCAAGATCGGCAACGAGGCGGTAACCATACCCCGGTACGCCGGCTATGCGCCTCGCTTCAACTGCAACGCGACCTGGCAGACGCCGCTGACCATCACGTTCTACATGCCGCAACCGGGCATGGTTTACATCAACTACAGCTCGACGTTCCTCTCCCACGGCACCCAGTATTACCAGTACCGCCTCGTTCTCGACGGCAACCTCATTGCTGAGTCTGTAGCCCGCTGGTCTGACAGCTCGATAACGCTTGCGTCTGGACAATACGTCGGCGCTGGCCAGCACACGGTCGATTTTTCGATCCTGGCAGAGGTGGGCGTGGTGCTGTCCTATCAAAACCTCATGGTGCAAGGAATCATGAAATGACCGAAGCAGCCACGGCCGGGGAGGTCGTGCTTTACGACGCACGTGGAGAGATCCGCATGCGTGGTTATATGTCCCAATTCGAGGCAGAACTCAACGCCAAGCGAACCGGGTTTTCCTATCTATTCGCGCGGGCCAGCGAGAGCGAGCAGTACGTGAACGCAGGCAAGATCGTGTCGCGCCCCAAGATGGCATTGCAGTTGGTCGGTCTGACCTTGAAAGGAGTGCCTGCCGATGCCGTGTTGATCATTGAAGGCATTGAATACATCTCCGACGGCAGTGACATCGAGTTGGGCTTCAGCCTGCCGGGCGAATACGAGGTCGTGATCGACCTGTGGCCTTACCAGAGCGAGGTATTGCACGTTGAAAATCGAACACAAAAGTGATCATGCAAAGGCCCGAGCTTTTGATTACCCAGCCATCGAAGAACAGCTCGACATGCTTTGGCACGCAATGGACCAAGGAGCGATACCCAAAGCCGAACCATTCTATTCCACCCTCCAACGCGTGAAGCAGCAGTACCCCAAGACCTGAAGGTCGAACATCCCCAAGCCCGCCCCGCGCGGGTATTTTTTTGCCTGGAGAAACCCATGCCCTATGTAGCCATCAACCTGACCAATGACTACGACGTCGCCAACAAAACCCGCTATGCCACCCAGGAAGAAGCGGACGCCCGCGCCCGCGAAATCCTGACTCAGTTCCCCGGCGCCCAGGTCTACACCGCACAGGTGCTGAAGGAGTACACCGCCAAGGTCTCGATCACAGCCAGGGACCCGGCCGAACCCAAGCCAACGGACACGCCCGACACTGCCGCCTGACGGTGCGCAGCTCTCAACCGGGCTAGTACGAGAGCATCGAGCCCAACGCTCAAACACAGGCTAGCCAATAGCCTATTCCCAAACACAAGCCCGCATTGCTGCGGGCTTCGATTTCAAAAGCTGGCGTACCTTTTCGTCCACCTTGCGCTTTTCGAACGTATAGCTTTCAAGTCGATCTGTTTGCTCGCCAGTCGGGTATCCAGTGCATGCCTGTCGTGCCGTTTCAGTCTGGCATGGGCCTTGGCGTCCTAGTTTCCCGAAACACCGGACTGAACGCGACTTGGGCACCCAAAAGAGGCAAGTGCATCGAACGTTCTTCGTATTTCAGGCGACCTATGTATCAGGCGATATTCGTTATCCAACGCATTTCTCCCCACCAGCCGTCTCAAGAGCGGCCTTTTTTGCATGGAGCATCCCTATGACCCCTCGTGGCATCCGCAACAACAACCCCGGCAACATCGACTACAACGCCCGCAATGCCTGGGTCGGCCAGCTTGGCTTGGAGGAGGGCGTGGCCAACCCGCGCTTCGCCCGTTTCGACTCGCCCGAGAACGGCATCCGCGCTCTAGGCAAGCTGCTGATCAACTACCGTAGCAAGACCGGTCTTCCGGGCGTCGGCGGTAAAGGCATCGACACCGTCCTGGAGATCGTCCACCGCTGGGCACCGAGCAATGAAAACGACACCCAGGCCTACGCCCAGGCAGTGGCCGAGCGCCTGGGTGTGCAGACCACCGACAGCATCGACATCAAGGACTCGACGGTACTGCGCGGCATCGTGCTCGCCATCATCGTGCACGAGAACGGCGCCAACCCTTATCGGTCAGCGGTGATCGACGAAGGCGTACGACGGGCGCTGGCATGACTTGGCCGGTACGGCTAGGGCTGCTGGGTCTGGTGATGGCGTCCTACTGGTGCGCCTATGAGCACGGTCGCTCGGTGGAACGCAGCCAGGCCCTGGCTGCATCGGCGCAGCGCGACAGCGCCGATCGGCTGGCCGAGGCCCTGGCCCAGCGCAGTGCCCGCCACGAAGAACAACGACGCGCCCAAGCGCAGGAGGAGGTGAAGGCCCATGCGCACGAACAAACCCAGGTGGCCGCTGCTGACGCTGCTGGCGCCGATGCTGCTGGCGAGCGGTTGCGCCACGCCGCCGGCCAGTTCGCCGCCGGCGTCGGTTGCCTCGGCACGGATACCGCCGCTGTCGCCCGAGGCCAGGCAGCCACCCGCGCCGCCATGGTGCTCTCCGACCTGCTCGCACGGGCTGATGCGCGAGCGGGAGAGCTGGCGAAAGCCTATGACCGCGCCCGAGTGGCGGGCCTTGCCTGCGAGGCCTCCTACAGCACCTTGACACCATGAGTGCGAGCGCTTCGAGCACAGGCTCTGCGACGGCAACTGGATACACCAAAGCGATGAAAACGTTCTTCGCGCGGTGAAAAAGATATTCCCCCGCCCAAGCATCAAGCATTGTTATTCCACGCCGATGATGACAAAGCGCCAGTAATTCCTGTCGCGTTTAGTCAACCCTCTCACTGGTGTTTCCA